CACGGCGGCTGGGAGAAGGCATTCAATGACTTCATCACCGATCTCGTCACTTTCCCCTGTGCGTTTATTAAAGGGCCAATTGTTCGCCGTCAACGCACCTTAGGCTGGAAGACGCTGCCCAACGGTCAGACTGTGGTCGAGCCGGTAGAGAAACTCGGTCCAGAATACGAGCGCGTTGATCCGTTTAGAATGTACCCCGAGCCGGGTATTAGCGACATCAACGAAGGCTACATCTTCCAGCATCACCCGCTTACTCGCATGGATTTGGCCAATCTTATTGGCGTTCCTGGGTACGACGAAGATGCCATCCGCAAAGTTCTTGAGATTGGCAATGGTCAGTCTTGGATTAACGAGGATGTTGAACTCATCAAGGACGAGGAGGAACGTAAGTACTACTCCTACATGCGTCCGACCGAAGTATTCGATACCCTAGAATTCTGGGGTAAGGTCAGCGGCAAGATGCTTGTTGAGTGGGGCATGACCGAGGATGAAATCCCGGATCAGGCGCGCGAATACGACGCAAACGTTTGGGTAGTGGGTAATTACGTTATTAAGGCGGTTTTGAACTACGATCCGCTTGGAGAGAAGCCGTATGCGAAAACCTCCTTCATCAAGTGCCCGGGCGCGTTCTGGGGTAAAGGCATCCCGAAAATCATCGAAGACCTTCAAAGCGTCTGCAACGCAGCGGCCCGTGCCCTCGTCAACAACATGGGAATCTCATCCGGACCCCAAGTTGAACTCAACCTTGAGCGAATCCCACCCAATGAAGACATCACTCAACTCTCTCCTTGGAAGATTTGGCAAGTCACTAATGACCCTCTGGGATCGAGTGCGCCAGCGGTTCGCTTCACTCAGCCCGACTCCAGAGCAAATGAACTCATGGCTGTATATGAGCGGTTTAGCCGCCTTGCTGACGATCATTCTGGTATACCTGCTTATGTTTATGGTGATTTGAACGTGCAAGGGGCTGGACGTACTTCGTCTGGCCTTTCAATGCTGATGGGTGCTGCAGGCAAGGGCATCCGCCAAGTCGTCATGCACATAGACATGGATATCGTCAAACCCATCGTTGAACGTCAGTTCATTTACAACATGCGTTACGACGAGGATGAGTCCATCAAGGGAGATGTCGAGGTTGTGGCCAAGGGTGCTATCAACCTTGCGGTGAAAGAAACCGTCAATCTCCGCAGAATTGAATTCCTCAATGCAACCGCCAATCCGATTGATGTCGAGATTATTGGTAGGGATGGCCGCGCAGCGATTCTTCGTGAAGTGGCTAAAGGGTTGCAGATGCCTGTGGATGAGGTTGTCCCCTCTCGGGAAAGAGCTAGTTACGATGCTAGGATGCAAGCCATGGCTATGTCGGTTGCTGCAGAACAGCAAGCACAGCCTGAAAGTGGTACTCCTACGCTTCCTGACGGTTCTCCCAAAGGCGGGGTAGAGGCTACTACCGTACGTGGTCCTAGCGGGAGGGCGGCATGATTCGCCCCGAACCTAGGGTCATTAAAGCGGTTGCACAAGCAGTTCGACAGTACCCGGAGATTCTCCAGTACTTGAGTGACTGGCGTATGCATGAACTCGAGAACCTTCCCAGCACAGTAAACAACGCGGCAGTTTCCCAGGGGCGCTGCCAAGTTTTGGGTGAACTTTATAAGTTCGCCAAGGATGCCCCTGAACTGGCGGCAAAGATTTAGTCTCGCCGTCTAATTAGCGCATACCGATAGGAGCGTACAATGGCACTTCCAGAGCAAATTCGTAAACAGTCCGAGGCTGTCCAAGAGCTTTACAAGCAGCTTAATTCGGCGCAAGAAGAAACAGGCAAGTCTGCCGATGAATCTTCTGCACCAGTTGAAACTGCTCAGGCTCCACAAGCCGACGAAGAAACTGAAACGAACAATGCTGCTCCATCACCGGCAGTTGAGCAGAAAGCTGGTGATGCAAAGACTACGGAAGATGACTCCAATTCTGAGACTTATGCTCAGAAATGGCGAACTCTGCAGGGTATGTATAACGCTGAAGTTCCCCGTCTGCATTCGCAGAATAAGGAGATGCAACAGCGTATTCAGCAAATGGAGCAATTGCTTGCTTCGCTTTCGGCACAGCAAAACGTCGTTCAGCAACCCGCGCAAGTTGAGAAACTTGTAACGGATAAAGATGTTGAGGAATACGGCGAATCGCTGGATGTAATGCGAAAGGTTACTCGAGAAGAACTCGGTTCAGTAGCCAGTCGTATTGCTCAGCTTGAAAACGTTATCAAACAACTCCAGACGAATGTTGTTCCGCAGGTTCAGGCTGTAGCCCAAAAGCAAGCCGTATCTGCAGAGCAGCAGTTCTGGGCTGAACTGGCGAACTCGGTGCCTAACTGGCGTGATGTTAACGATAACTCGGACTTCCAGTCTTGGTTGTTAGACATTGATCCACTTACCGGTATTAGCCGTCAGACATATCTTGAGGACGCACAGCGGTCGCTCGATGCCAGGCGAGTCGCTAACTTCTTCCGTGCTTGGCTTGAGAATACTGGACAAGCCTCTGTTGCTCAGACACCGGCTCGCACTACTGCGCCTGAACTGGAAAAGCAGGTTTCTCCCGGACGTTCGAAGAACTCGGGAACTCCGCAGACCAGCAAAGCTCGTACTTATACCCCTGGCGACATCCAGAAATTTTTTAATGATGTTCGCTCTGGTAAGTACAAGGGACGAGAGCAGGAGCGTGACCGACTTGAACGCGATATTTTCGCAGCACAGCGAGAAAATCGAATCCAACTTAATGCGTAATTAGAAGGAGTTACTTTTATGTCTTATCCCGTTTCCCCGGGCCGCCCGAATTACAGCGGCAACTTTATTCCTGAGCTTTGGTCAGGCAAGCTGATCGAGAACTTCTACGATGCTACGGTTCTCGCAGCCATTTCCAACACGGACTACGAGGGCGAGATTCGCCAGTATGGTGACACGGTTAACATCCGCACCACGCCGGAAATCACGATCCGCGACTACGTGAAGGGTCAGACTCTGACGGTTGAGAATCCGGACAAGCCGAAGATTCAGCTTCTTATCGACAAGGGCGAGTACTTTGCTTGCGTCGAGGACGATGTTGACAAGGTGCAGTCGGACATCAACCTGATGGACACTTGGACGAAGGACGCTTCCGAGCGTATGAAGATCAAGATTGATCAGCGTGTGTTGACTGACCTTCTCCCCGGCATTGCGTCCGCTAACAAGGGTGCAACGGCTGGTGAGCAGTCGGCTTCGTTCAACCTCGGCACGACCGGTTCGCCGCTTTCTGTGACGAAGGACGGTGCTGGCGGCACGAAGTCGGTGATCGACCTGCTTGTTGATCTCGGCACGGTTCTCGACGAAGCTAACTGCCCTGAGCAGAATCGCTTTGTTGTGATCCCGGCCAAGATGGCTGGTCTTATCAAGAAGTCCGAACTGAAGGATGCCTCGCTTACTGGCGACAGCGTGTCTGTTGTTCGTAACGGTCGCCTTGGTATGGTTGATCGCTTCACGCTGTATGTGAGCCACAACCTGTCCACGTCCGGTTCGGGTGCCGCGATGAAGTACAACCTCATTGCTGGTCACAAGATGGGCTTTACCTTTGCTTCGCAGATGACGAACATGGAGACGATCCGTTCGGAGTCGACCTTTGGTAACATTGTCCGTGGGCTTCAGGTCTACGGTTACAAGGTTGTGAAGGGTGAGGCGCTGGCCCAGTCTGTCGTCACGCTCGCCTAATTGTAGGAGTTAAATAAAATGGCTGCTTATACTGATTCGCTTGGTTTTAATAAGGGAACTGCTGCGTTCCCCGATGGCAGCGGTATTTCCAAGTTCTCCGTTGAACTGGATTTTGCCGCGATTGTGGCTGCTCGTTCGGCTGCTGGCGCTACGGCTCTGGTTGCTGGTGACACGCTGCAGGTCATTTCGCTGCCCGCTGGTTCGGTCGTTCTTTCGGCCGGCCTGCAGGTGACGAGTGTTGAGTCGACCAATACGACTGCGACGTTCGATCTTGGTTATGTTGGTGGTACTGGTGATCTCTACACGAACGACCTTGCGTCGAACGCGTTGGGTTATGGTATTACCAACCTCGCCAATCCGACCGTTATCGCTTCGGCGGATACCATTGACCTGCTCCTCAACACGGCTGTTCCGACTAACTGCGTGGTGAATGCTTTCGCCATCGTGGCCAACGTTTCGGCTGCCTAACTAGGGTGGGGGGCTTCGGCCCCCCTCTCTTAAGGAGAGTAATATGGGTGTTTATCGTGGTGTAACTCAGGATAATGTGACTATCCAGGGTGGCACATTGTACGACGTTGTGGTTGATGCGGATACGTTGCAGATTAACGGTACAACCGTTAACTCGACGGCTGCTGAACTCGACGCTGTTGCAGATGTGTCAACCCGTTTGGTCTCAGCGACGGCTGCAACTTTGGCTGTTACTGCTGCTGCTCACGGCGACAGAATCGTTGTTCTTAATCGGGCCGCTGGCGTAACTGCCACGCTGCCTGCTGCAACTGGTTCTGGAAATGTCTACCGTTTTACGACGGGCACTGCCGTTACTAGCAACAACAACATCATTAAAGTTGCTGATAGTAGTGACGTAATGTCTGGTTCGTTGTATGTAACGGATCAGGCTGCTGGTACGGGTACGGAATTTAGTACTACTACAACTAGTGATACCATCACTATGAACGGTAGTACGTCCGGTGGCCTTGTCGGCGGTATTCTTACGTTGATTGACATTGCTACTGATCGTTATGCGATACATGGAAACATTATCGCTACGGGTGTTGAAGTCACCCCGTTCAGCGCGACTGTCTAATTGGCGGGGGGCGCAAGCCCCCTTGCCTTTTTAGGAGCATACCGTGGGCGTATACCGTGGCGTAACGCAAGACAATATCACCGTTCAAGGTGGTACTTTGTACGACATTACTGTTCAAGGCGGTAGTTCGTCCGGTTTTATTGTTCCATTTTCAGATATTTCTGGTCGTAAGTACGGCCAGTTTTATTCTACACAAAATCAAACTCCTGCTACTAATACACCTACTGCATTAAGGTTTTTTAGAAATATCCATAATCGAATCAATTACTGCTAATCAGTATATAGAAGCAATAACTATGGTTGAGGATTCTGATGTAGATATTGAATATATTGCTGCATCAGCAGGACCTCCAGTAGTACCAGCAGTACCTTCAGTAATTTATACAACTCATAGGATTGGCTAATGCCCAAAACACCAGCATGGCAACGTAAGGAAGGCAAAAATCCAAAAGGTGGATTAAATGCCGCAGGTCGCGCATCTTATAACCGCGCTAATCCTGGCAAGCCGGGACTTAAACCTCCGCAGCCTCAAGGTGGGGCTAGACGAGATTCGTTCTGCGCAAGAATGAAGGGAATGAAAAAGAAACTTACGAGTGCCAAGACGGCTAATGATCCGAATAGTCGGATAAATAAGTCGTTGCGCGCATGGAACTGCTGACATGGCTAAGTCAACTCCTAACAACAAGGCTCTTTGGTCACGGGTTAAATCTGCTGCCAAGAGTAAGTTTGATGTATATCCCAGCGCGTACGCTAATGCGTGGGCAGCAAAGGAATACAAGAAGCGCGGAGGCTCTTGGTCTGGCGCAGACAACCGGGTGAAGCGTGGCAAGTAAAGGCGGACTCGGTAAATGGTTTGGTGAGAAGTGGGTCGACATTAAGACTGGCAAACCGTGCGGGCGATCTGGTGCTGAAAAGTCCAGCCGTAGTTACCCAGCATGTCGACCTGCTAAAGCTGCAAGCAGAATGACATCTTCCGAAAAGCGGTCGATGGCCAGTAGGAAAACCAGTCCGGCAAGACAATCTTGGCCGGTGTCTCCGTCAGGAAAAAGGAAGTAAGCACATGAAAATGAAAAAGAAAGGAAGTAAACCCATGCACAAAATGCCGGACGGCTCAATGATGCCGGGCAAGAAACACATGGGCGGTAAGAAGATGGCTAAGAAGTCTGCTAAGCGAGGCATGGGTTACTAATCATGGCTATGACCAAGCAGCAGAAAAAGATTTCGAAAGTAATGCGGGAATACAAAGCCGGTACTCTACACGCTGGCCGCGATCCCAAAGGACCGAAGAAGGCACCTTTAGCAAAGAACCGTAAACAAGCCATAGCTATCGCATTGAGCGAAGCAGGCGTTAAGAGGAAGAAGTAATCATGGCTGAGAAGTGGATTCAGAAAGCAATTAAGAAACCCGGCGCACTTCGCGCATCTATGGGGGTCAAGAAAGGCGAGACGATTCCGGCTGCTAAGTTGGCTAAAGCCGCCAAGGCTCCCGGTAAAATGGGACAGCGTGCCCGTCTTGCCATGACTCTTAAGAAGTTGGGGAAGAAGTAATGAGTCGCTATCTTCGCCACAAACTCGACGGATGGATTTACGACTGGAATCCTATTCTGGCTGCTAATCCTCTTTGCGAAGAAGTGGGTGAGGAAGAAGCGTACCCCGAAAGGTTCTTGAAGAAAGAAACGGTTGAGGAACCTAAAAAGCGCCGACGCAAGAAGGATGGGTTGGATTTGACTACTGCTGACATTCCTGAACCTCCACCGTATACTCCGCCCGAGTTGGCGGCTGACGCTTCGAGGCGCTTACCGTAATGACACCTCAGGACGTAATAACGGAAGTCAGAAGGCTGATTCAAGACGAATCGGCTCCGTTGCGTTATAGCGACACTGTGCTACTTGGGTTTGTTAATGAAACCTTGAAGCGCATGGCCGTTTTGCGTCCTGATCTTTTCTCGTACATTACCAACATTCCAACTACGGCAGGATCAGTTGTTCAGAGTTGTCCTTCTGATTCCGTAAGACTTGTAGAGATATTCCAGGTCGTGAATGGTAATGCCGTTACGGAAGTTTCCCGTGACATGCTGGATCAATCTACCCCAGGATGGGTAGCCGAGGCTTCTGGTACGCCAGTTAACTACGTTCGGCACGTTAGAAATCCGAACAGATTCTTTCTGTATCCACGTCCAACAACCGGGACGCAACTGCTTGCGGAGTACATTCAGTCTCCACCGGCGTATACGATTGGTCAGACAATTGCGCTTTTACCTGATGCGTATCTGGCAACAGTTGTAGATGGCACGGTGTACATGGCTGAGTCGGTCGATAACGAGCACGTCAATTCCGGACGGGCTAAGTTGTTCTTCGATTCGTTTACGCAAAGCTTAGGAGTGGGGCT